GTACCTTCCGTTGTGGAAGTACTGGATCGTTCGATTATGTGGCAAGCGATGGGGATACGACAACCAATGCCTCGCGTATGAGTTTCGCGGAAAGCTCTACATGTTAAATAGAAAATGAGTTTCGAAACTCTTAAGAGGTAAGTGCGAATGGTGGAGCAAGAAAGATATACGCGACTGCTAGCGGACTGGAAACAGGTTGCAGCTATACTATCCGACTGTGTGCTCATGCTGGACGGCTATCTCGCAAACGATAATCAGATGGATGATGCGTTAATGCGTAGAGCGCTCACCATGGCCGATGTTTTCAAGACATCACCCAACAACAAAGAGCCCGACGCGAAAGAGTAAGGAGAGCATGAGCGAGAAAGAGGCAACGGAGCTGGATCTAATATGAGAAAACGTTCGCATGTTGGAGGCGATAAATAGTCGCATTGCTGCCGATGGCCGCACGCCTACTTCAACGCTCATGGCAATAGCTCGGCTGGAGGTGCTGGAGTCTATAGCGGAGCACATCGAGCGCGCGCTGCGCCGACTACGAGGAGATCTAGAACGAGAGCGCCGGGAAAATAATGACGAGTAGGGGCGAAATGAAGAAAGACGAAGCCGCCGCCGCGCAAATCGAGCGCTGGAAAGAGCTGTTGACCGAGGCGGCTGATATTATGCGGAAGCTTCACGAGAAGGGGTTTGAGGTTCATTTGAGGAAAGTTTTTATCGGCGATGTGCCGCAATTGCGGAGCAAGATTGTGTATAGGATGCCAAAGGCGAAAGGAAAATAGATGGATTATTCACTGGTAGGCGAGCTTCCACGGCACTTGTACTGCTGCGTCGATTCACGATTCACCCACTCAGAGCCCTGCGGTTTCGTTCCGTGCGTCTGGTTCGGGCTGGTGTCGTTTCCCGGTAGGCTCTGGGGCTGCACGGTAATGCTCGAAAGCGGGGCGATATACCGCAACGTACCTGCGCACGCTATCGCGTTTTCTGAGGCGCCGGAAGCCGCCTGGACGCCCGAGGATTCGCAGGCGTGGGATTGCTACGGTGAGCGCTTCACCTGCCTGGAATATCGCTACCTGAGCGGTTTAGAGTGCCGTGTGCTCGACGAGAACGGCATATACCTATTTACAGCAGCGCCTGTTGGGGATGGTTTCAGCGCATACCCTGATCAAGCGAAAGAATTTTGTTTCATCGAACTGGATAACGGGCGGCTGACGATACAGCCGACGAATCACGTCGTTTTCCGAGAGAGAAGTTTCACTGATAATCGTCTAGAGTTTCCGAAAGGCTTAAAGCGCCAATCGGACGTTTGGAGCTGCGAATGATTTGGGGAATTGACTATCTGGGGCTGCCGAAATTTGCCGACCTTGCGATCCGCGAGCATCCCGAAGGCTGGGGCGCGGGCTGCTTTGCCGTGACCTTCGGACCGGCGCTTGCTCACGTCGATCGGCTACTAGCAACGGGCCGCTGTCCGGTGTTCCGCGTTCAATTACTATGGAGCGACGCGCATCAGTTTGGGGATGCCGACATCCCCGAGGTGCGGCGCTTGGCTCGGCAGTATGAGGCGCTCGCGCGAAAATATCCGGGCGTTCGCATGATGCTGTCTCCATTCTGCGAGCACAATCTGCGGGCTCCTGACAAATACCTGGATATCGTCAAACGCGAGGCGCCGAGTTGCGAGCCTATAAACGTTCCGTGGCAAGGTGGGTTCAGTGCTAACTATCGAAACGAGGTCCACGGCGGCAAGAAACCGCCCGGAGGAAGCCGAAAGCACCTATACTCCTGGGACGGCACGAGCTGCGTCGATGGCGACGTGGAAGCGTCCAAGCGCGTACACTCTAACGCTGAGGTGTATTTCTGGTGGCATCCTGCAATGAACGGCCGCCTGAATACTAACGACAAAACACCGAGGCCGCAGCGTAAAGCCTGGCCTACGTCCGACCTCATCGACTCGATCATCTATCTGAGTCGTAACGCTGGCGACGTAAAAGCGCCACGCGGTGCAACGGGTAAGAGCCATGCGGATCGGCATAGCACACCACCGGAGCCTAGAGCGTATAAGCCCGTCTACATCCTAGCACAGAAGGCCAATCGGGTTGAGCTGGTAGCCGACAACGGGCAAGTAGTGGCGGCGAGCAGTAGGCCGCAACCGTTCGCCGATGGCCGCTTCCGTTACTATTTCAGCGAGTATGGTTATCAGATAGCGGAAAAGGCTGTGAGAATACACGGCAAGCCATCTGTGCAATTGCGCATAGGTGGGAAGGTGGTAGGGGTTGTAAATCCTGCGTTCCGTTTCGGGGATTTTCGTGATTAACTGATCAAGCCGCGCGCGTGTTTATTCGGTGGGTATTCGGAGAGACAGAGAGGCGCGCGCGGCAAATTTGGCACCGTGGCCGACGGTAAGGCAGCCGCCGTTAAAGGTGGCGTGAGGGTGGTTCAATTCCATCCCGGGGCCATTCAATGCTTTAGGTTGCCCGAGAGGGAGCTAGCTCGTTACCCTCCTTAGTTGTTCGTCTGGAGGCGATCGCGGGCACTCTCATTCTAATCTAGTGCTTCGGGCTTGTAACCTCAATCGCTTCATCGAGTGACCTGACAACCGCTTTCGGGCCGCGCCAAATCTGGAAAAACTCTTTCTGCCCTTCTGAGAGCTTGCCTTTCGCGGTCTTTACCTCAATCAGCACATTCGACACGCCATTTCCGACAATCAGATCGGGCGCGTCCTGCCCGAGCCGATGCAATGACAAAACAGATCGGCCAATAGCGCGGAGGCCGTCGGCAATCTCCTTGTGATTCGCATCGACTCGCGCCGCGTACCTCACTATCGAGGGAGTACGCTAGTGATCTGCGTATCAGCTTTCACGCGGCCGAAAATAGCCGTTAGTGCTCCAACCGCAACCACGATCGGCGCTATCTGCGGAGGGAGGAAGCCCGTCCCGAGAGCCCACGTGGCTGCGTCAGAAATAGCAGGGAGCAGCGCAAGCACCGAGCCCCAGAACGACGTTGATTGAACTAATGCTTTTTCTCTCATGATTGCCCCTTATGTGTGCCGTTGTACTGCTTGTGATCGTACGTCTGCGATGCCCTTCCGAAAAACTCCGAATTTCGTTCGAGAGCGTGAGTGTTGCGCTCAATCACTTCCGCAAACGCCTTGTGCTTTTCGGCTTCGTCTTTCGCGCGCTCGGTTTGCCCGTCTTTAATGTGGCGCAAGAATGTAACGACAATGAAAATCAAGCCCGCCAGGTTGGGCGCTTGCTTGATTAGCTCTGTCAGTCCGTTATCCATGCGCCTCCTAAGGGGTGTATGCGATGTAAAAAATGGTCAAATTCATGTTGGGCGCGCCTCCGCCAACGTCGAGACCGATAGCGCTTCCGGTGGATGTCTCAAAATATCCGCTCTCGGTGATAGGTGCGAGGTAGGGCAAAACTGTATTAGGTGGGGCCGCTAGTGCTGTGAGTCGAGCACCTGCCGCGCCGTCTTTGATTGCAAATCCTGAGGCGGTCCCGGTGATAGACTGGCACTGGTAACCCATAATGCGGATCCTTTTCCCCGTGATGCCCGCGAGCACGGTTTGGTTAAGCCCGGCGGCGTATTCACCATGAACCCGAAGTAGCGCGCATACCTGCCCCGCTACCTCATAGATGCGCAAGGGGTCGATCATCGTTGGCATTACGCTTTCACCTGCGAGGTTTTAGAGTTGTAGTTTCTGACTTTCGATGCCGCTTCCGATTTTGTAACGATGCCGTCTTTATCGATATCGAGGCCGCGATTTTGCCAGTAGGCTTTTGTGCCGCGCTCGAATAGGGCGTAGTCGGGATCCTTGCCTACGGCGCGAGGGTAAAGAACGGCCATATAAACGTCATCGAGGGATTTTAGGCGGCCTTTGAACGGTGCCAAATATTTCTTGACGTAATCGAGCTGCTCAACCGGGCTCATCGATTCCATGAGCTTTATGGCTGCTTCTCGAGAGTCGGCGCCGGTGAGGCTTTGGGCAGTTTTCGGCATAAACTGTATGAGACCCGTCGCGCCGCTGCCTGCTTGGTTCTTCTCCTTTGGGTCGAGAGTGCCGCCGGTTTCGAAGCGCATGACGGCCATCAGGTCGGCAGGATCCGCGCCTAATTCGTCGGCAATCGTGCTCACCTTAGTTGTGAATTTTACTAGATTTTCGGGGTCCACGTTGTCGCCTCGTAGTTGTGCGTTAGCGGTTGGGATTGAGAAAACGGAGCTTAGGAGACCGGCAATGCTTCCTTGATTAGCTGTCGGAACGGTATTAGGCTGACCCGATGCGAGATTTTGATTGGCTGACATTTGATCAAGCCCTGTCGATTGGGCAGGTGACAGCGGTTGTGCTGGTATCGGCGTTGATATTGGCGCT